GAGAAACAATGCTCGCAGAGGTAAAGCAAAGAAGCGATGAGTATTACGCAACTCGTAATAGCTCTCCCGCACCAGAGACAGCTCCTGCCGCACAGATTCCACAGGGAAAGTTTAACTTTTAATTATAAGGGGGTGAGGTAATACTCGCTCCCTATTCTTATCAAACTATGAGTATGGATTAAGAAAATAGGAGAAGAATAAATAATGGGAATTAATATATTAAGTCTAGAACCTCATAAGGTCAGTCGTGATCTTTCTGGTTACATTACATATCTATATGGTTCAGCTAAAATTGGTAAAACTACTTTTGGATCAAAAATGCCAGGTGCACTGATTCTGGCATTTGAGAGAGGATATAACGCATTACCTGGCGTCTATGCACAGGATATTACTAGCTGGGCTGAAATGAGAATGGTGCTCCGCGAGTTAAAGAAGCCAGAGGTTAAAGAAAAGTTCCATTCTGTTATTATTGATACTATTGATATTGCTGCGGCTGCCTGTGAAAAATATATTATTGCACAAGCCGGAGTTGATACCCTCAATCAGATCCCCTATGGACAGGGATGGACAAGAGTAAAGAGAGAGCTTGAAGATACTTTTCGTTCTATTACACAGATGGGATATGCGGTCCTCTTTATTTCTCATGATAAAGATAAGACTTTTACCAGACAAGATGGCACTCAGTATAATCAAGTAGTACCGACTCTTAGTAATTCGTACAACGAAATTATTAAAGATATGGTTGATATTTATGCCTATGCTCATATTGTAATTCGCAATGATCAGCCAAAGAGAGTTTTAACTCTTCGTTCTCTTGATAATACTATTGACTGCGGCGGCCGCTTCAAGTATATGGCGCCAGAGGTTGATTTCTCATACGAAGCCCTTGTTAAAGCTCTGAATGATGCTATTGACGAAGAGTCTAAGCATACAAATGGCGAGTTTGTAACAGACAAGAGAGATGATCATGTGAATGAAGAGTTAGATTTTGATAGCCTAATGGATGAATTTAATTCTATCGTAAATAGCCTTGCTGAAAAAGATCCTGCTAAGATGGAAAATTTTTATGCTCCTAGAATTACAGAGATTGTCGAAAAATATCTCGGTAAGGGCAAAAAGATCAATAATGCAACCAGAACACAGGCTGAGCAGATTTCACTTATTGTTTTTGATTTAAAAGAACTCATTGCTGCTAACGAGTAATTTATTTACCATATTCTTATTTATTGTCAAGGGATACTTTTATCCCTTGACTTTTTTGTATTTTTATGATATAATAAAACCAAAAGAAGAGGTGATAAAGAAATGACAAAAGCCTGGGTCAAATGTTTATATTGTGGAGAACAATTTGATCGAAATAATCCAAAAGAAGAATTCGTAAAAATAGGCCGTCGGTATGCCCATAAACACTGTGCTGAAGAGCATGATAAAAGCTTATCACAAGAAGAAAAAGATTTAAGAGATTTAATTACATATATAAAAGAACTTCTTGGTGATGATTATAATTTTATGAAAGTTAAGAAACAAATTGAGGAATACCATAAAAACTATAATTTCACTTACAGTGGCATGTTGCGCTCTTTAAAATGGTTTTATGAAGTTAGAAGGCAATCAACAGACAAAGCAAATGGCGGAATAGGTATTATTCCTTTCATTTATAAAGATGCTTATAACTATTATTATAATATTTTTTTAGCACAACAAAAAAACAAAGGGATAGAAGATTTTAAAGTAATTACTCAAGAAGTTACGATCCCTTCTCCCAGAATATATGTGCGGCCGCCGCGTTTATTAGAATTTGAAAAAGATGAAGATGAGGAAGAGTAATGGGGAAATATGTTGATATTCCGGCTTGTATGCAGGTAATAGGTGATGTATATCAAAATCCTGCCTTACTTGATAACGAAGGGTATACTTTCAATCTTGAGGATTTTACAGAAGATATTCATAAAGTAATTTTTAGTTCTATATATAATCTACATCAACTCGGCGCAAAAGAAATTAATCCTTCTACTATTGAAGATTATCTTGGCCAACGAACTAAGATGTTGGGTATCTATCGAGCCAATAATGGAGCCGAATACCTTCAAAAATTAAGCTCAACGACACAATTAGCTGCTTTTGATTATTACTATAAACGTATGAAGAAAATGACTCTTCTTCGTATGTATCAAGAGCAAGCAGGAATGAATCTTTCTTGGTTATATGATACTGATAATATTTTTGATCAAAAAAAGAAACAAGCCCAAGAAGATTGGCTAGATAATACCCCAATAGAACAAATTGCTGAACAAATCGACTCTAGAATTAAGCGTATTAAAGCAAAATATGTTGATAACGCAGATGATAGTTTTGTTCAAGCCGGAGACGGAGCGGATGATCTAATTGATAGATTAATGAAATACCCTGAGATTGGCTATCCACTCTATGGAGATTTATCTAATTCAATTACTCGCGGCGCCCGCCTAGGAAAGCTTTACTTAAGATCTGCTGCCACTGGAGTTGGTAAAACAAGAGCTATGATTGCAGATGCTTGCACTGTTGGATGTGGAGAATTATTTATTAATGGTAAATGGGTTTCAAATGGAACTAAGGAGCCTGTAATTTATATTACAACAGAGCAGCAGATAGACGAAATTCAAACTATGATGTTTGCTTTTATTGCTGATGTTAATGAGGATCATATCATCTATAATCAGTATGTCAATGGTGAACTTGATAGGGTTAGACATGCGGCCGCTGTCTTGGAGGATTCACAAATTCAGATTAAGCGTCTTCCAGATTTTAGTCTACAAGATATTGAAAATACTATTAAATTTGGCGTAAGAGAATATAAAGCTAGATATTTCTTTCACGACTATATTCATAGCAGTATGAAAATCTTGGGAGAGGTTAGTGGAAAAGCTAACGTTAAAGGACTTCGAGAAGATAATGTTCTTTTTATGATAGCTGTTAGACTAAAGGATTTAGCTGTTGAAAATGGAGTCTTTATTGAAACTTCAACGCAGTTAAATTCAGAATATAGAACGGCACAAGTTTATGATCAAAATCTATTAAGAGGAGCAAAAAGTATTGCTGATAAGGTTGATCTAGGCGAAATTATGCTAGATGTTTCTCAAGAAGACAAAGAAGCATTAAAAGATCTTGTTAATCAAAATGGCTTCCCAATGCCAGATACAAAAATCTCTGTTTATAAAAATAGACGAGGTAGATATAAGGATATCTTGATGTGGTGCGCTTCAAATAAAGGTACTTGTAAGATTACTCCTAGATTTGTTACTGACTATCAATACCAGTTGATTGATATCCCAGCTTTAAAAATCAATGTAATACCTAATAAAGAAGAGAGTGCTTTTTAATGCTAGATAAAGATGAAATCAAAAATAGCTTAAGTCTTGAACAAATAGAAAATCTTGTAGCTAATCTTGGCGGTGAACCCCACCGTCAAGACAATACATTAATTTGTCGAACAATCTGTCATGGCGGCAATTCACATAAGCTTTATTACTATGATAATACAAAACTGTTTAGGTGTTACACCGAATGTAATAGCACTTTTGATATTTTTGAATTATTAATTAAAATTCATAAGTTAGAGCATCAAGAATGGACACTCTACACAGCAATTCTTTTTATAATAAATTACTTCTCTCTTGATTTTGAGAGTTATTTTTCAGAAGAACAACAGAAGTCTCCGGATTGGCAAATTTTTGATAAATATGAAAAAGCTAATCAAGTTTATGAAGAGCAAAAACGTGTTGAATTTAAGACTTTTGATGATAAAATTTTAAGACATTTGCCACGTCCTCGATACTTAAATTGGGAAAGAGATGGTATTACTAAAGAAGTCTGTGATGCTAGAGGAATTTGCTATGATCCAGCTAATCAGGGTATTGTAATTCCTCATTATGATATTAATGGGAACTTAATTGGTATTAGAGAAAGAACCTTAATAAAAGAAGAAGAGCAATACGGCAAATATAGGCCAGCTTTTATTGATGGCAAGTTATGGAATCACCCACTCGGCTTTAATCTTTATAATTTAAACTGGTCTAAAAATAATATTAAAACTATCGGCACTGCGATC